GTTTCTTTTACTCTATATGGTATCTCTTCGTATAGTTGGTTATTATTATTAATCAACTCTATGCATGATCCTAATTATGATTGGCCGCTTTCTCAACGTAATTTTGTTGGGTTTCTAAAAGCAAAGTATGGTAGTGTACCGGCATCACAATCAACTGTTCATGAATATCGCCAAGTTGTTAATGAACAATATCGATTGTTTGATGATACTATTATACCTAAAAAAACATTAGTAGTAGATGAAACCACATATAATACACTTAATGTATACTCTAGAGAAGTAGTGTACAAATATGATTATGAGGAAGAACTTAATAACGAACGTAGAAATCTATTATATATTCCATACAATTCTTTAAGTACTATTCTTTCAGACATAGATAGTGTTTTTATATAATGAGCACCGTTTCTTTTTTAAATGACAATATTGAAATTGAAGTAGCTAGTCTTTTAGCTACAGATGGTTCTACTATTGATATTCGATATTCCATCTCGGATATGACTATACAAGAGAATATTTTTAGTCAATGTATGAGTGGTAGTGTATCTATTATGGATGGTATGTCTTTAATAGACAAGCTTCCTATAGTTGGGGAAGAATTTTTTACTATTAGATTCCGCACACCAGAATCTGGTAATATTTTTGTTACTAAAACATTTGCCGTTTATAATGTGACTAATAGAGTTAAAGTAGACGAGAAATTAGAACATTATAGATTAGATTTAATATCTCTTGAAGGTATTATTAACACTATGTCTACGGTCGATCAAAATTTTGTTGGTCTAAGATATGACGAAATAGCAGCAAAGGTGTTTAAGAATTATATTTCTGATTCGCAATTAAAGGGTGGACCGGGTGCGAGTACTTTTATGAGTATTCCCAGGTTCAAGAAAACTTTAGATGTGGATAGATCTTCTGGTTTACAATCTATGTCTACTGTAGGCGATTCGCCTTTCAAAGTAATACAGAAGTGTGCTGATTTAGCTCAATCTGAAGATTATCCAGACGGTGATTTTCTTTTCTATGAAGACAGAGATCAATTTAATTTTTATCCTGTTAGTTATCTATTAGAACAGGAGCCTACTAAATTAGCCGAATATATAATGGGCGACCATGGTATGCCCGAACAAGGACTTAAAAAAGAAAACAAATATCGATTTAATATAGTAAATCAGATGGAATATAATGCTGGGCCTAATGCTTTAGAATCTTCTAATGGAGGAATGTACGGCAATCAAATTCACGCATTTGATCCTATTCTAAAGAAGAGAAGTACTATTGTTAACAATTATCTAAAAATTCAAAAAGATAAAAATACTCCATCATTTAAAACGTTAGACAAACATAACTTAGTAAGCGAGAATTCTATTTACGCTCAAGACACGGGAAGTTCCCACGCTCAGTACTATATCAACAATATCTTTGATAAAAATTATGAAGATGTAACATATATGAAAGACCGTATTACAGAAAAAAATGATAGATATTTAGTTCATCATGACAACTCATATAAAAGCAGAGGTCGAACTGCAATGAAGTTTGGATTATTGAATACTTATGCTCTTACGATTGCAGTTGGTGGTAATAGCAATTTGAAAGTTGGGATGGTTATAAACTTGAATATTCCACTTAGTTCAAGTTTAGAAGAAGACAAACTAAAACCTTATTCTCATCTGTTTGGTAATAAAGAAAGTAACAAATTTTTAATTACTACATTAACTCATAATTTTATTGCTACTGAAGGTAGATATTTTACATATCTTACTTTAGCAAAAGACAGTCATTACAATGACGTTAATATATCATATGGTGGAAGGTTGAAGAACGATGCCTGATAAAGTAAAAAATAATTATTTTGGAATGAATTTGGTATGGTTTTTTGGAGTTGTAGAAGATAGAAACGATCCTATTAAGTTAGGCCGGGTACGGGTGCGTTGTCATACATGGCACACTGAAGACAAAACGCTTTTACCCACCGAAGCATTACCTTGGGCACAATGTATTCAGCCAATCACTTCCGCAGCTACTAGTGGCATAGGCCGTTCTCCGACAGGATTAGTAGAAGGTTCGTGGGTATTCGGATTCTTTATGGATGGTCAAGATGCACAGAAACCTATGATTATGGGTTCTCTAGCAGGTATACCCACAGAAAGTCCTAATAAAGAAAAAGGCTTTAATGACCCTAATGAAGTATTTCCATCACTTATAAATGAACCTGATGTAGATAGATTAGCAAGAAACGATCTTACTCCATTAGAATCACCTCTATTAGCTACTAAGGCTGCTGGCTTAACAACAGGTTCTTTGTTGCCTCATGGTCAAGGTACGTGGAGTGAAGAGGGTAGTAAATATAATGCAAAATATGCTAACAACCACGTTACTAGAACCGAAAGTGGACATGTATTTGAAATAGATGATACCCCAGGCCATGAAAGAATACACGAATATCATAAATCTGGTACATTCAAAGAAATTACTGCTTCTGGCAATACTGTTACTCGTATTGTAGGTGATAATTATACTATAGTTTTAAAAGACAATTATGTAAGAATTAAAGGCAAGACGAATGTTCATATTGATGGTGATTGTAATATGTATATAGGTGGTAATTGGAATGTACAAGCCAAAGGAAATATTGATATTCGTGGTGCAAGAATAGATCTAAATAAGGAATAAAAGGATATATAATATGCCTGGTGTAGTTAGAACTAATCTAGATAAACATGTAGGTCATGCTAGTCCTACACCAAATCCTTTCCATCAAACTAGCTATGCAACAGGGTCTATGAATGTATATGCAAATGGTGAAAAAGCAGTGAGAATAGGAGATACGACTGGTTGTGGTGACCCTGCTACTGAGGGGTCTCCTAATGTTTTTGTGAATGGTATTAAATGGCATCGTCTTGGTGATGCTACAGGTGGACATGGTAGTTGGGTTCCTAATCAAGCACAATCGGGTTCTTCTAATGTATTTGCTAATGGTGGTTAATAATGTATATTATATCTAATAAAGTTTTGGTATCATTAAGAGTATTTTATTATATGCCAGACTATAAAAATATAATACAAGAACTTATGTGGCAAACAATGGATGTGAAACCGAAGTATCCTAGAGTGAATAAATACTTGAATTACTGGAAGAATAATATAGAAGCCGTAATAGCAGATATAGAAATAGCAGAAGCAAAACAAACCCAACCAAAGATTAGATCTGTCGCAGATATCTTTAAATATTGATATAAATAAAAGAAAAGGAATGTGTTTGTATGTCTATAGATCCACGAAGAAACGAAGTAGTATATAAGGATCTAGGACTTTCATTTATACCACATCCAGTAACTAAAAATGTGGGTGTACTTAAAAACGAAAATGCTGTAAAACGAGCAGTTCGCAATCTTATTTTAACTAATAAAGGCGAACAAGTTTTTGATGAACTATATGGTGGTAATATAACATCTTTATTATTTGAAAACATTACACCCGTCACCATAATTGATATTAAAGAAAATATTAAAACAGCAGTAACTGCTAACGAACCTAGAGCCACAGTAATAGATGTAGAAGTTATAGCATCGCCTGATTTGAATAGTATTAAAATTAATATAGTATTTCAAATTAATGAATCGCCCAATGCAAGTATATTAACATTCAACGTTGAAAGAGTCCGATAATGGCATCTTCTAGTACCTTAACAGTTTCAGAACTAGATTTTGATAAAATTAAAACAAATCTGAAGACTTATTTACAAGGTCAAACAGAATTTAGTGACTATGACTTTGAAAGTTCTACTCTATCTATTCTACTAAATGTGTTATCGTATAATACATATCATAATGCATTCTATCTTAATATGGTTGCAAATGAAATGTTTCTAGACTCAGCACAACTGAGAACTAGTGTCGTCTCCCGCGCAAAAATGCTAAACTATACACCAAGATCTGCTACAGGTGCAACGGCTGCAATTAGTGCTACAGTTACACCAAACGATACACCAGCGAGTATTACAGTAGCTGCTAATACTCAATTTACATCTACTGTAAATGGTATTAGTTACTTATGGGTAACTTCTGAATCTACTTCATTGGCCAGTCAGCCTAATGGAACTTGGATGGCTACATTGAATATTGTAGAAGGTACCCCTTTACAACATAGATTTACTGTAAACACTACTAATCCAACCCGATATATTTTGCCTAACGAAAATACTGATACTAGCAGTTTTACAGTTCGTATTCAAGAGTCTGTATCAAATAGCGCGGTCACAACATATTCATTAGTATCAGACCTGTCTACCGTTAATAGCATTTCATCAATTTATTATTTACAAGAAAACGAAGATAATTTATATGAAGTTTATTTTGGTGACAACGTATTCGGTAAAAAGCCTATTAATGGAAACATCGTAATCGTAGACTATCGTGTAGTCAGTGGTACCGCAGTCAATGGAGCGAATACGTTTGCATCTCCATCTAGTCTAGGTGGGTATACAAACTTTACTACTACTACCACATCGGTTGCACAAGGTGGGTCTCTACAAGAGAATATTGATAGTATCAAATTCAATGCACCCTTTAAGTTCCAAGCACAAGATAGATTAGTGACTATGCAAGATTATAAGAATATTATACTATCTGAAAACGGTG